GCTTCTTCCACTACTTAAGGTTTGGTAAGTGGTTAATTGGAGTCCATCATGGCGATAAGGTTAAGGCACAGAAACTGGCATCTATTATGCCAAGAGATATGCCGGATGCTTGGGCAGAGACGACACACAGGATGTGGGCTGTAGGGCATTTCCATCATGCCCACGAACTTGAATGTGATAACTCGGTTATTGTTAAGAAGTTTGGCACTTTAGCCCCGTCAGATGCGTGGCACTCCAGTCAGGGATATGGTTCTTCTCACGTCATGGAGATGATTGTGTTTAAACGGGAGGGTGGAAAGATGCTGTCTTACACCTATGAAATTCCTAAAGAGCATAAAGGCGTGGATGTTGAAATACTATGAGCGAAGACAGGCTGAACAGAATAGAAGGGAAGCTAGACGATCTGCAAAAGGCCATCATTAGTTTGGCTCGTGTAGAAGAAAGACTGGTCACAGTGTTTAACCGTCAAAGCAACATAGAGCAGAAGGTTAATTCAATGAACGATGACCTTCAAACGCTTACAGCAAAGATTGGAAGTATGTATGCAGAGAGGATATTCTGGATCATATTGGCCGCTGGCGTTGCTGTTATTGGTCGTTATATATGACTGACAAGATAATAGATTTCCCAAAGAAGGTTGATGTTGAAGAGCTTGGTAAACAAGCAGACGAAGAATTAACAAACTGGTGTTGTCAAAAGATAGAAGATGGAATACCAATACCGTATTTGGTTGGAATCTTGTTCTTTAATGCACAGTTTTTTCTAACGTCAGAAATTATTGAAGAAGAATAGAGAGTATTGCTATGCCTACAAACGACCCAACATATGGCGGCAAAACAATTGAAGAAATGCTGTGGGACACTTATGGCACAACCATTTATGATGTAAATCGCAGCATATTTGGTTCTGATGCTGGTTCAGGTTATAACCCAGAGTATCTTCAAAGTGTTTATAACCAAATTATGCAGCAGTATCCAACAGCAAACATTGGAGCTGGTGTTCCTACGCCTTCTGCTGATTACATATTGCGTCAGTCTGGCGTTCCTGTTGACGGCAATTACACTCAAGAAGACATTAATACTATTGCTGGATTAATAGGTAGTGGTGCTGTAACTATTCCTCAAGTTGCACAATTCTATGGAATCCCTGAAGAGACTATTGCTTCTATCTATGAGGCTAATGCGCCAGTAGAAAACATTACTACAAACCCACTACTTGCTACAGGTTTTCTTGGGAATCAATTAACTGGCTTGTCTCCTTCTATTGCTGATATTCCTGCTCCTGACGAATTGCCTCCTGTAGATGTTACTAAAGAACAATACGATCAAGCAGTAAGTGCAGTTGGCGATATTCAAAGAAATGAAAACCTTACCAAAGAACAACAGGTCAATGAAATATCTAATGTCCTTACTGATCTTGGGGTTGCTCACGATCCTTCAACATTAGATGTTCTTGGCGGCTCTGACCAGTACGGATTATTATCAAACAGAATAAATATAGTAGAGCCTACAGCCGCTGTTACTGCTGATGCTGCTGCCGTTGATACTACTGCTGCCGATACTACTCCTGCTGCTCCTACTGCTGCTCCTGCTTCTGATACTACTCAACAAGCAATAGAGATTACAGGCGCTACTCCCTCTACTACAGCTTCTACTAGCCCTACAGACGTTCAGCAAGAGGCTTCAAGTTATTCATGGATATATGAAGATGGGAAATTTGTCTATGCTCCCTATGATTTAGCAGGGAAGAGATTGCCTGGCGGTGAGAGTATAAATGTATCTGACGTTGCTGGAACTGAAGGTAAGACTTTTGAAGAAGGTCAGAACGTTGGTATTTATACAGACGTTAATACTGGTCAGTTTGCATTAGAACAAGTAGGAACTACTGATACTGGTGGAACAGGAACAGAAATAGATTGGGGTAAGATATTTTCAACTCTTGGTATTGCTGGCGTTATAGCAGAAATGGCTAAGAGTGGTAAAAGTGTTGCAGATGTTGCTAAAGAAACTGGTGCTAGTGAAGCAGAAATACAAGACGCTATAAATAAACAAGGAATAACGATACAAGGCCCAGTAGTTCCAATGGGGCCAACAGCACCTGGAGTTCTAGCAGTACCTGTGGCTCCAGGAGTTCCTGCGGAACCTAGAGTAGCCGGAGTTCCATCAGTGACAGATGTACCAGAAGTTCCACCTGTTCCTCCTGTGCCAGATGTGCCAGAAGTGACACCTGTTCCATCAGTTCCACCGTTAGCTGCTGGAGCCACTGGAGCTGCTGGTGCCACAGGAGCTACTGGAGCTACTGGAGATACTGGGTTGTTGATGTCTTTTATTCAGTCCACTCCAATTACAAACAGTATTTTGTATGAGCCAATGAAGTTTGATTTATCCAAGATTGATGCAGGTCTGTTTCAGAGGATTCTTAACGTATGACATATTTAAATCTTATTAATAATGTCCTCCGCAGACTACGAGAGGATGAAGTAAGCACTGTTAATGAAACAACGTATTCCACGTTGATTGGCGATTTGGTTAATGACGCAAAGAAGATTGTTGAAAATTCTTTTGATTGGACTGCTCTTCGAGACACTATTACGGTTGCTACATCAAACGGAACCAGTGAGTATTCCATTACTGGTAGTGGTGATTTAGCTGTAATCAAAGACGTAATCAATACCACTTCAAAGAAGTTTATATATCAAAGAAGCAAGTCTTACTTCAATAACGTCTATTACAATCAAGCTACATTGTCTGGTTCTCCAGACTATTACACTTTCATTGGTACTGATGCAAGCGGTGACCTGAAGGTTAAGCTGTATCCCCAACCGGATGCTGTGTATTCCTTACGGTTTGACGTTGTAGTACCGCAGGCAGACCTGTCTAATGATGCTGATGTTTTGTCAGTACCGACTAATCCTGTCCTTCAATTAGCTTATGCAATGGCTTTGAGGGAGCGAGGTGAGACTGGTGGTCAGAGTGCTGTAGAACAGTTTGCTGTGGCATCTACTGCTTTGTCAGATGCTATTGCTTTTGATGCTAACCGTTATCCGACAGAAATGACCTTTGTGGTGGTGTAATGGCCCAACAAATCCAACAAATAACAATTACTGCACCAGGCTTTGCTGGGGTTAATACTCAGGATGCGCCTTTGTCTCAGGAGCCTAGCTTTGCTTCTGTAGCAGATAACTGTGTTATCGACAAAGAAGGTCGTATTGCAGCAAGGAAAGGCTATACCGTTATTACAACGGATGCTACTCCGCTTGGTTCATCTATAGGGATTACTGCTATTAAGCAGTTCCGTGATGATGCAGGTAATACAAAGATATTCTCTACTGGGAACAGTAAGATATTCTCAGGAACAACTACATTAACTGATGAGACTCCTGGCTCTTATACAGTTTCTGCTAATAATTGGAAGATTGTTAATTTCAATGGAAAAGCATACTTTTTTCAAATCTCACAGGAGCCTTTGGTTTATTCAAATGCTGCGGCTGCTGTACAAAAGATGTCTTCTCACGCTGGTGCTACTGGTACTCCGCCTCAAGGCAATGAAGTCTTGGCAGCGTTTGGTCGTCTATGGGTGGCTGATTTTGCTGCTGACAAGTCTACTATCTACTGGTCTGATCTTCTTGATGGGACAGCGTGGACAGGGGGTACTTCTGGCTCTATAGACATTTCTAAGGTCTGGCCTAATGGTTATGACGAGATTGTTGCTCTGGCTGCACATAACGGATTCCTAATCATCTTTGGTAAAGATTCTATCCTTGTGTACGGTGGAGCAGATTCTCCAGCCACTATGGAACTGACGGATACTATTTCTAACATTGGTTGTGTTAATAGAGATTGTGTTGTATCAACTGGCAAAGACCTGATCTTCCTTGATAGGTCTGGTGTCAGAAGTCTGGCAAGAACCATTCAGGAGAAATCTTCACCCATTGGTGATATTTCAAGGAACGTCAATAACGACATTAAGACTGCTATCCTTAACGAGAGCAGTGATATTCGGATGTTCTATTCTCCTCAAGAGGCGTTTATTCTTCTGATATTCCGATCACAGTTCTTTGTGTATGTCTTTGATACAAGAACCCCGTTACAGGATGGGTCATATCGTGTAACCACATGGTCTTCCATGAACCCTGTATGCTTTGAAAACCTGGTTGACGATACTATTTATCTGGGTGTTGCAGAGGGAATAGCGCAATATACGTCATACACTGACGGCACAGACCCTTATGTTTTGTCTTACTTTAGCCATCCTTTGTCCTTTGGCAATCCATCGACATTGAAGTTTCTAAAGAAGATAAACCTGACCACGTTTGATGGAGCCGAATCCACTGTTACATTGAATTGGGCCTATGACTATAAGACTGGATTTTCAAAACAGGCTTATGTTCTTCCTGCTTCAAACATAGCGCAGTACAACATATCTGAGTTTAATACTGACGCAGAGTATTCTTCTTATATCTCTTTGGTGAATAGAAAGAAGATCAATACCACTGGATCAGGGACTATAGTTTCAATAGGTGTAGAGAATACAATTAACGGTAATTCTATTGCTTTACAGGAGATTAACATTCATGCCTTGCTTGGGCGCATGGTGTAGGAGATAACAATGCCAATTTTAGAAGAAATAAACAACTTACTTGGTGGGGTCTTTGGTTCCAAACTAGGTGGATTGCTTGGAGGAATAGGGCAATATGCTCTAGGCCAATCAGGCCAACAAGATGTTGCCGAGGCTCAGAAACAGGCTATGCAAGCCTTAACTGGTCAGACCACTTTCCCGCAAATGGAAGGCGGATTGCTTGGTCAGGCTCTTGCACAGACCCAGTTTAAACCCTTTACGGTCACTTCTGGGACTGGTGGAACGGCTCAGGTAGGGCCTACTGGTGGTCTTACATTAGGGCTATCTGCACAGGAACAAGCAGCCCAACAGGGGCTTTTGGGCATGATACCGACCC